AGACGATGGCCAGATTCGCGTGACCTGGTCCCGCTGGGATCTCGTGCTGTGCTATGGGATGCTCGAACTCGCCAGGACCGACATCACGGACCATGCAAAGGCCTTGCAGCCGCGGATCGCGTCGCCGACGCCAGCCGATGTGCTGCAGCTCCGATCGCGAAACGGGACGTAACCGCCCATGATTCTCGGGCTCGCCGGACAAACAGCCGCGGCGGAACTGGTCAACGCCAGCACGGGCGGTCCCTTCTCGGGCACCGTGACGGTCTACGTGACCATCAACGGCCTTCAGGCGCTCGGCGGCGTGGGTGGCGGACTGGCCACCGCGATCGGCAATGGCCTCTACGAATATTATCCGGCGGCCGGCGAAACGGCGGCGCCGCTGGTGCTCTTTACCTTCACGGGCCCGGGCGCGATTCCGGTCACGGTGCAGTATGCGACCGTCACCGCCGCGCAGCAGGCGGCGCTCGTGGCTGCGGGATCGATTGGGGCGATTGTCGTCTCGCAGCTCATCACCGGCGCGCTCTTCGAGATCAAAGTCGCGCGGGCCGGCGATCAAGTCGCGCCGGAGACGCTGCAATACGGCTTGCAACTCTTCAACGAACTCCTCGACGGCTGGAACGGGATCCCTGACCATCGGGCGATTTATGCCGTTGACATCTCGACCTTCACGCTGGTGCCGAGCCTCGTGCCGCACACGATCGGGCCGACGGGCACGTTTGTCACCGCGAGTCGCCCCGTGAATATTGCCTTCGCGCAAGTGGACCTCGGGGGCGGGCCGCCTGATGTCTATCGCCCCATCTGGCTGCGCGACAAGCGCTGGTATGCGAATCAATCGGTGCCGGCGCTGACGAGTACCTTTCCAACGGATCTGTATTACGCGCCGGACTGGCCGAACGGGTCGCTCTATTTCTGGCCCGTGCCGACGACGGCCTACACGGTGCGCCTCTGGCTCCAAGCGCTCTTGCTCACGGCGAACCTGTCGACGACGGTGTCCTTTCCGCCGGGCTATCAGCTCGCGCTGCGGTTGACGCTCGCGGAACGGCTCGCGCGTGGCATGGGGCAACCGCTGTCGGCCGATCTGAAGCAGGATGCGCGGGACGCGCGCGCGGCGATTTTCGCAAACAACGAGGAGATGCCGGCGCTGCACACGGCCGATAGCGGCCTCGGGACGGCGGCGCCGTCGACGTTCAACTGGATGGATCGAAGTTCACGCTGATGCCCCGCTTCGCGGCGATGATCGGCGGCTCTGGCATTGTCCAGTCGATGCTCGTCGACTCCGAGCGCACCGTGAACTGGTATGTGGAAACCTCGCAGTCGCCGACCGCAACCAGTCCGCGCGCGCTCTATCCGACGCCGGGCTTTCAGCCGTGGAGTCAACCGCTGACCGACACGATTGGGCGCGCCTCCTGCAACGCCGGCGGCCGCATCTTCTTCATCCTCGGCTCGACGCTGTTCGAGCTGAATGGCGATGGCTCGTGGAGCCTACGCGGCACGGTGCTGCGCGACCAGAATCCGGCGCAACTCCTCTACAACGGGATGATCGGCGGCCAGATCGGCATTGCGAGCGGCGGGAACTTCTACTGCTACGTGCTCGCCACGAATACGTTAACGCTGGAACTGCCGGGACTCTGCACGATGGCCGCGTATGCTGACGGCTTCTTTCTTGCGCTCAACAGCGCGACCGGGCTGGTCTTGCTCTCGGCCTTGAACGATGGCACGACCTGGAATCTCGGCGGGGCGTTCGAGGCCTTTTTCCAGCGCGAACTTTTTCCGGATCCGTGGCAAACGCTCTTTGCGGATAGCAACAATCTGATTTGGCTCCTCGGCACCGAGACCTTTGAAGTCTGGTACAACACCGGCGTCGGCCTTCAGCCGTGGGCGCCGCTCAGTGGCCTGAATGGCCTCTACGGCATCATCTCGCCGTGGGCGTTTGTCGTCACCGCGCTGGGGAACTTCTGGTTGAGCGCCAATCGGCAAGGCGCGGGGCAGTTTGTCGGCACGAGCGGCTCCATCCCGCAGCCGATCCTGAGTTATGCCTTCGATACCGCCGTCGGCACGTATTTCCATGCGGGCCAGGTCGTGAACGCCGAGTGCATGGCCTATCAGCAGCTCGGGCATACGTTCGTGCTCATTCACTTTCCGAGCGTGCCGGCGACCTGGTGCTACGACGTGACCGAGCAGTCCTGGGCGGAACGCGGGCAGTGGAACCCGACGACGGGGCTCTTCGGCCTCTGGACGCCGCGCGTCTATCAACGCGCGTTCGGCAAGGATCTCGTCGCGGGCTGGACCGGCAACATGCTCTGCGACATGAACACGGCCTATACGACCGAATTCGATGGCGCGACGGGCATCGTGCGCGAGCGCACCACGCCGGGCCTCGTCGATGAGCACAAGCGCCGGCCGATCACGCAGATGGAACTGCTCATGGATGTCGGGATGACGCCGCTCCAGACCGGCCTCGGCAGTAATCCGCTCGTGACGCTGCGCACGTCGGTCGATGGCGGTCGCACCTTCGGGAACGAGCGGCAGGCGAGCCTGGGGAAGATTGGCGCCTATCGCACGCGCGTCTATTGGCAGCAGCTCGGCGCGCCGGCCGATGCCGTCTTCCGCGTACGCTCGAGCGATCCGGCGCCGAGTCGCATCGTCGATGCGTTCATCAACAACCTGGAAGCCTGATGCCGCTGCCCCCGCAACCCATTCCGGCCGGCGTGGCGCTCGTGGACCTCAAAACCGGGGCGCCCACGGTCTATTTCCGCCTCTTCTTGCAGCAACTGCTGAACGCGATTGTGACCGACCTCGCGAGCCTCTCGTTCGCTGGCCAGACGGCCTCGATTGCCGTGACGACGGCGTTCGTGCCCGCCACGGCGGGGCTCTACCGGATCAGCTACTACCTGGCGAAAACGGTCGCGGACGGGGTGTCGAGCTCGCTGACCTTTGAATACGGCTGGACGGACCACGGCGCGGCGCGCACGGAGAGTGAGGCCGCGCTGACGACGGATACCGTGGGCGCGGAGCAGAGCGGGAGTAAAGTGGTGTATAGCGATGCGAACGCGCCACTGCAATACGCGGTCACCTATGCCTCGCACACGGCGGCGAAGATGACCTATAACGTCTGGGTCACGGTGGAGGCCTTCTGATGAGCCTGGTGGCGGTTCGGTCCACGACGATCACGCAGGAACCGATCGCGGACGTGGTTGAGGCGATTCAGCCCTTGCTGCGCGCGCACTGGGAAGAAATCGCGTCATATCCCGATATTCCGTTGGAGGTGAACCTCGCGTTCTATCGGCAGTTGGAACGCGAAGGACGCCTGGTCATCATGACGGCGCGGGATCCGGAGGCGCACCTCGTCGGCTATGCCATCTTTTTTCTGAATCAGCATCCGCACTATGCGACCTCCCGGCAAGCCGTGTTGGATGTGTTTTTCGTGGAATCGACGCGCCGAGGGGCAATGCTCGGGGTCCGCCTCCTCGCGGCGGCGGAAGCGCGGTTGCGGGATCTCGACTGTCAAGCCGTCTATCAGCACGTGAAGCTCGCGCATCCCGCGCTCGGATCGCTCTTGCGGCATCGGGGCTATACCGCGCTCGAAACCATCTACGGCAAACGCTTGGACCGGGAGTAACGCATGCCGATTAGTACCGGGCTCGGCATTGTCATCGCGGGGGGCCTGACGGCTGGCGCGGGTATCTACGCCGCCACGGAACAGTCGGGGGCGGCGGATACTGCGGCGAATGATCAAGCCACCGCGGCGGCCAATACGCTGGCCTTTCAAAAACAGCAGGCGCAACTGCTGGCGGAGCAACAGAACACGACGGCGCAGGCGAACTATGACCAGTGGGCCGCTGGAGTGCAGCAAATGAACGGAGTCCGATCCGCGCTCGGGCTCCCAACCGAAACGGTGCCGGCGTTTGTCCCACAGCCGCAGCCGAATTTCACGGGGGCGCCATCGAGCGCCACGCCGAGTCCGACGCCGAGCCCGAGTCCGACCCCCGGTGCGACCCCCGCGCCGACACCAGGATCGACGGGCGCCCCGCCAGCGCCGTCCTCCACCGTTGGGGCAGGCGCGACGCCGACGGATGCGCAGGCGCTTTCCTACGCGCAGACCCTGCTCAATCAGGGCATGTCGCCGCAACAGGTCGCCACGACCGTCGCGCAGCTCTACCCGACGGCGGGCGCGGTGTTCTATGCGAACCCGTCGGCGCCTGGCGGCGGCACGGTGAACATGGCGGGCGGGTATCTCACGCAGAACCCGCAAACCCAACAGTGGGGGCCGGTCGCCAAAGCCGTCACCTCGGGCACGGGCACGACGCCGCAGTCGGTCAGTAGCTATCTGCAAGCGCCGATGCCGATGACGACGCCGCAGCAGGTCGCCCCGACCACGCCCTACACGCCGCAGCCCTACTATTCGCCGCAATCGGTCGATCAGTATCTCCAGAATCCGTTTGGAGGCGCGGCCTAAATGCCGACCTCATATCTCGGTCCCGGCGGCCAGCCGCTCACGCTGCCTCCCGATTGGGGCGGCTGGAATTCCGGCCAGCAACAGAGCTGGCTGTATCAAAACGGCGGCTATCCGGCGGGCGGCACGCCGCCAGCGGCGCCGACCGTGCCGACGCCGCTCGATGCGAACGGCAACCCGATCAGTTATCCCGGGGGCACGAGCGTTACGGGGCAATCGGTCACGCCGGCGGGGGTGGCCCCGCCGCCTGGCGCGACCCCCCCAGCGGCGACCCCGCCGCCGGCCTCCAGCGGCGATGGCGGGGGCGGCGGGGGTGGCGGCTCGAACATTCCACCGCTCGGCCCTCCGAGCCCCTTCGGCGCCCCGTTCCCGACGCTGCCATCGACGCCCGTCTTCACGCCGCCGTCCTACACGCCGCCGCCCGCGTTCCAGGCGCCGAGCGTCGCGCAGGCGATGGCGGCTCCCGGCTACCAGTTTCAGGAACAGCAAGGCCTGACGGACTTGCAGAACTGGGCTGCGGCCAAGGGCACGCTGAACGATTCCGACACCGGGCAAGCCCTCGAACAATTCGGGCAGCAGTCGGCGCAGAGCGATTACGCGAACGTCTACAATCAGGCGCTCCAGGGCTATAACACGAACTATCAGACGCAATACACGGACCCCTATGCGATTGCGTTCCAGGGGGCCACGGCGGCGTTTGCGCCGCAGATGACGGGCTATACGACGCAAGCCAATCAGGGGCAGGCGAGTTGGCAGGACGCCTACTCGCTGTGGTTGGCGCAAAATCAGCTCACGCAAGGCACGCAGGGCCTTGCGATTCAGGCCGGCTAACCGATGGCCCTGACGCCCTCGCCCTACGTCTACCCGCAGCCGCAGCCGTCGCCTTACGCGATGAGCATCAGCGAGCTCATGGAGAAGCAGGGCGACATTGCCGCGCAGCGCGCCATCTCGCTCGGGAACATCAACGCGCAGGCGGTGCAGGGCGTGGCGGGGGCCGTGGGCGGCGCGATCCAGCAGGCCACCGATCCGACCCGGCAACTGAATCAGCAGAAGGTGGCGGCGAACGCGCGCCTTGTGAAGATGCAGCAATCGCTCGCCACGCTGCGTCAACAGGCGACGAATCCGGACGGCACGCCGAACGATGAGATCTATGGCGAGCTGATCAAGAAAGGCGGCTTTCCGCCGGACATCGAAGCGCAAGCGCTCGGCGACCTCGGCTCGATTCAGGACTACACGCGGAAGGGCCAAGCGGCGTCGGCGGAAGGGCTGGCCAGTGTCGGCGCGGCGCTGTTCCATACCGTGGGCGCACTTCCGCCTGGGGATGCGCGCGATGCCGCGGTCGTCACGGCCGCGCATCTTGCCTCGCAGATTCCGGGCGTGCCGCCTGACAAGGTGCAGCAGGTCATGGCGCAGATTGCGAACGGCGCGGATCCCTCGCAAGTCGGTCTCGCGTTGATGGGCATGTCGCCCTCAAAGCGCTATGAGGACGAGCTGAAGCCGTTCACGACGGCACGCGGCGCGGTAACGACGACACCCGCGCGCGCAGCCGCCGGAATGCCACCGCTCGCCGAAGGGCAGCCCGTGCCCCCGCCGCAACCAACGAAAGCGGGATTGGCGGCTGCGGCACATCCTGGCGATCCGGAAGCCGCCCTCGCCGCGATGGCGCCGCCGAAAACCGATCCGCTGGATGAGGTCGTCACGCTCAAGACGGTCGTTGACGGCAAAAACGTAGAACTGCCGGTCACGCGCCGGGACATGCTTGCACACGGTCCCTATCCCTCGCAGCCCAATGCCACGACCGGCAACGCCGACATGGAGCAGGAAAACGCGAAAACGGTCGCCGCCGGCATCATCGCTGGGGATACCGCGCCATCGATTCTCGAAGGCACGCGCGGCACGTCACAGGGCATGGCGCTGCTCGCCGAAATCAAACGGCAGGGCGGCGACTCCGACAAGATTCTGCGCGACTGGACCGCGACGAAAACCGCCATCCGCTCGCTCGATTCCCCGCAACAGCTCCGCCTCGCCGAAGTCATCAACAAGGCCTCCGCGTCGACCGACCAGCTCGAGACGCTCAACCAGCAATGGCAAGACGTCGGCGCGCGGTTCGGCGTCAAAGCCTTCAATCGTGCCTCCCTGATCGCCGCGCAGAATGGGTTCTATGGCCCGCAGGCGCAGAGTGTCGCGCAGCGGCTCGATGCGCAGATCGCCGACGTGACCAGCGAACTCGGCCAAGGCATCATGGGCGGCGCGTCGCCGACCGATCACGCGCTCAGCCTCGCGTCGAAGAACCTCTCAAGCGATTGGACGGCCGCGACGCTGAGCGATTCGATCAAGCAGGTCCGCTACAACCTGAACCTCGCGCAGAACGCGCGGAATGATCTCTTGGGGCAGATGGGCGTCACCAGCACGCAGGTGCAGACGCCACCGCCGAACGCCGCCGCGCCGCCAGGCGGCAACGGGCCACCGCAACCCACAGCCGCGGTAAAGGGCGAACAACGGCGTTTCCCTGATGGCGTGAAAACCTGGGACGGCACGAAGTGGGTCAAGTCCTAATGCTGCCGCGCGAAACGAACCGCGGGCGCGATGGGGCCATCTTGCCGAGCACGCGTGACCGACCTGTGCAGGCTGGCGCGATCTCTGATTTTGTTTCCCATCAGTTTCGACATTTTACAGCCGGCGCCTTGCGCGATGCCGCTGAAGCTTATGTGACGTTTATTAACGGCGGCGGCCAGATGATGCTCGCTATGGCTGGCGCAATGTCCACAGGAGAAGTTGGAATTACAATTTCTGAATTGATTCGAGCCAAAAAGATTCACGCGATCAGTTGCACAGGCGCAAACTTAGAGGAGTCGCTATTCTTGCTGACGGCTGGTAATGAATATATATCCATTCCAGACTATCGCGATAAGACGCCTGCCGATGATCAAAGACTTGGTGAGCAAGGCTTAAATCGGGTCACGGACGTAGCGATTCCGTCTGAAGGTGGGATGTCAATTGTCGAAGACGCAGTAACCGCATTGTGGAAGGCTGCTGATGCCAAAGGAGAATCCCATCCGCCACACGAATACCTATACGATGTAATTCGATCCGGACACCTCAAATCACACTATGTGTCCGACGAACGCGACTGCTGGTTAGTCGCCGCAGCTGAGGCAAACTTGCCGCTCTATGTGCCAGGCTGGGAAGACAGCACGCTCGGTAATGTATATGCCGCGTTGCTCCTCAAGAACGAATTACAACACGTCGATACTGTAAGTGGTGGGATCGCCTACATGCTCGACCTTGCGCGATGGTACACAAAAACATCTGCTGACGGTCACGCAATGGGGTTTACTCAGATCGGCGGGGGCATTGCCGGCGACTTTGCGATTTGCGTCGTACCCATGCTCAAGCTTGATTACGGACGCAAAACAACACGCTTGTGGGAGTATCTCTGTTGCATTTCGGATGGGTTCGAGAGCTGGGGCGGTTACTCCGCGGCCTCGCTCAGCGAGAAAGCCTCCTGGATCAAGCGAAAGGCCGACTCTCCAGCCTTCATGCTGCAATCCGACGCGACTGTGATTTTTCCTCTGTTAGCGGCCTTCGTACTCGGCTGGTAATGATACGATGGCGCATATGGGAAGACGATTATTGCTGGAACCGGGAACAGTCTTTGGGCGTTGGACGGTCCTGCAAAATGTCGGGGTCGACAAACATCACAAGTCCCTCGTATCTGTACGGTGCGAGTGTGGGCGTGTCGAAGTAAAAGAACGCGCGTCGTTAACAACTGGCCTTAGCGCTGGTTGTATGCGATGCCACGCCGAAAAGACCATGACAAAACATGGTCACTGCATTGAGGGCAAATCATCAAAACTTTACAACATTTGGCACGGTATCAAACAACGCTGCGAGAATCCTCGAAACCGTCACTATCAAAAATACTATGGCGGCGCAGGTATTCACTTTCAAGCCAATTGGAGCGCGGACTTTGCGACCTTTGAACGTGAGATTCTCGCATTGCTCGGGCCACTGCCTACCCAAGCTCACGAATTAGATCGTTGGCCAGATGCTCACGGTAGCTATGAAGCGGGCAATGTTCGATGGGCGACGCGCACGCAACAGCAAAACAATCGGCGTGACAATAAACTCAGAACATTGGACGGCGAACGCATTGGCTGGACTGCGGCGGCATGGTACTTAGCGATGCCGCGCGGTGCACTGCATTATAGATTCCGCGTGGCCGGAGTGCTCTAGCCATGCCGCAAGATCCTGAAACCGATCCCTACGCGGGCACGCCGATCACTGAGGAGACTGACCCGTATGCGGGCACGCCGATCGCACCGAGCTACCCCTGGCGCCGCGCGCCGCTCGACCTCGCCATCGGCGCCGTGAAAGGCGCGGCGCACACGGCGATTGATGCCGGCTCCCTCATCCAAGCGATTCCCGGCGTCTCCACCGCCGTCGATGCGCTCTACGGCACGCCAGGTCTGTCAAAGAACGCCTTCCCCGCCGCACGCGAGGCCACCGCCTATAGCAATCCGGTGCAAATGGCCGGCGGTGCGGCAGAGACGTTGGGAGAGATGGCCGTGCCAGTTGGCGCAGCGGCTGACGCGCTCCCGAGCGCCGCGCGTGCGGGCCAGAAGTTTGAATCCGTTATGGCCGCCGCGAAGGATGTGCCCATCGATGTAGAGGCGCCGGGGCAAGTTGCCCTCCGCATCAAGCAGCTCGCCGACCGCGGCGGCTCCATGCCAATGGTCGTCCGCAAGTTCCTGAATCGGATCACGGACCCCGACATGGGCGCGATGACCTATCAGGAAGGGCGGGACTTTGCAAGCAATGTGAGTCGGTTATCGGCCGACGAATACGGGCGGCTCACGCCCGTAGTCGGACGAGAAGTCACTAATCTGCGGATGACATTGAATAAAGCCGTGGGCGTCGCCGCCGCCAAGGCAGGCAAAATGGAAGAATATCAAGCGGCGATGAAGGAATATGCAAACGCCGCGCGACTCAATGAAGCGTGGAACAACATCTGGACCGGCGTGAAACGGGCCGCCCCCTATGCGACAGGTTCAGCTGTTGGGACAGCGGCCGCTACATGGGGCATGGCGAAAATAAAAGCGCTCTTCGGCGAGTAGTCACCAGCGGCGCTGTTCATTTCGCCATTTGCGATACTCGCGTGCGAGCGGATCGCCCCGTTCAAGGAACCGAAGCATCATGCTGCTGATGAACCATAACCCGAGTATCCCAATGAGCAGGCCGAACATAAGCGTGACCATGGCGTCCTCCACCGCAGAGCTTACGCCGCCGCGGCGCCGGCCGGTGCGCAGTTTGGCACTGATTCTGGGCCTCTGCCTGCTCGGCGCCCTGCGCCCTCACGCACAAGGCTACACCCTATCTCCGGCGCCCGTGCTCGAAGTCACCGACACGACCGGCGCCATCGTGCCGCTCGGCTGCATCTGGACCTATACCAGCGGGACCACGACGCCCGCCACGACCTATAGCGACACGCTGGGCACCGCGAACACGAATCCGATCATCGCGGGCGCCGATGGCACCTTCAAGGTCTATCTGCCGCTCGGCGTGACGCTCAAATACGTCGAGGAGAACGTGCCGTGCTCGTCGGCCTCGCACGGGCCGGTGCTGCGGACCATCGACCCGGTCGCGGCGGTGCCCGCCTACACCTATACGCCGTGGACGGTCGGCCAGCCGACCGATGCCGGAGTCGTCAATAACTGGGTGCCGAATTCCGGGGCCATCAGTGGGAGCACCGAACTCTTTATCAACACGACCGGCCTCACGATTACCGGGTTTGCCGGTGGGAAGGTGGCCGGGCAACAGATCCTGTTGCAGAACATCGGCACGGGCATTGTCTCGCTGGTGCATCAATCCTCCTCGTCCAGTGCCGGCAATAAGATCAACAACTTGGTCGCCTCGGGGCCGACGTCGCTCGCGCCGGGCGGCGTGGCGCTCTACACCTATGACGGCACGACCTATTGGCGTTTGGTGAGCTATGACCAGGGCGCGTGGATTAGCCTGCCGTTCGGGGCCTTGGCCTATACGGGCGATGCCGGGGGCCTCATGACCTGGACCGTGACGGCGGGGGAGGTGATGACGCAAGCCTACAAACTGCGCGGGACCGATGTCACGGTGACCTGGGATATTCAAGGCTCGACCACCAGTGGCACCGCGGCGAATTATGTGCAAATCTCGAACCGCGCCTGGGGGGGGTTCGTGCCCGCCTTTACGAAGGTGGATGCCGTCGCGTATCTCAATGACTCCACGACGTTGAGCAGTGGCTATGCCGCGGTCGCGGCGAGCAGCACGGCCTTCTCCATCTACCGCGTCTCAGGGGCGAATTATGCGCTCGTCTCGGGTGGCTTCTACACCTACGGCACCGTGACGATTCCCGTGCAATGATCCATGCTGCAACTCAACTGGCCCCTCCTCATTCCGCTGATCTTCGTCGGGATCGGGCAGCTGATCACGACCACGTTCACCGCCTATGGCACCTATCGGAATGGGAAAAAGGCCGACGAGATTCACGTCCTCGTGAACAGCAACATGACCCAGGTAAAAAGCGATTTGGTCGCCGCCAACCTGCGCATCGAAGCGTTGGAGGCCATGATCACGAAACTCGTGCACGAGGCGCACGTGCCCGAGCTCCCTGCGCCATGACGCCCGGCGGGATCTCCGACCACGCGGCCGTGATGGGGGATGACGTGGCGCTGGCGCACGCGCGCCGCTGCCTCGGCGCCTACACCCCGATCGAGACCCTGGATCGGCTCAAGACGCTCTTGCAGCAGGTCTACGCGCAAGGGGTCAGCGCCGGGTATTCGATTGCCAAGCGGCCCAGTGCACGCAAGAAAGAGACGCCCTGATGTGGGCCACTGGGATGACGCTATGCGGCGCGGAGTGCTCCCGATGACGCCTGCCGATTTCGCGCTCACGCTCGCGTCCATCAAGGAGCACGAGGGCTTCTCGCCGAAGCCGGTGCCCGATACCGATGATACGCTGCAAGTAGGGTACGGCTTGAACCTGACCACCGATGGCCTCACCGAACCGGAGGCCAACTGGCTCGCTCAGAGCAAGATGACCGAGCGGATCGCGCAGCTCACCGCCGCATGGCCGACGTTTGCGACATGCGACGGGCCGCGGCAGCGATTTGTCCTGGAGTTAGCCTACCAGTGTGGGACGGCGGGGGCGCTCGGCTTCAAAGACACCCTCCACGCCATTGCCGTGAGGAATTATCCAGCGGCGATCACGGCGCTGCTCGACTCCGACGTGGCGCGGAAGGATCCGGCCCGGACAAAGGATTACATCGCCTTGCTACAGGAGCCTGCATGACCCGCTGGCTGCTCGCGCTCGCCCTGCTGGTCTCGGGCTGCACGAGTCCCGCCACGCCCGTGCTCCCGGTGCCCCCGGTCCTTCCCATGACCACGGTTGGCGTCTCGGTGTGGGATGCCCCGGGTGTCCCCGCGCTCGCCGCCACGGGTGTCCTAGTGCCGTGGGATGGCACCGCCGATCTCCAGGGGGTCAACGTGGCGGGGCGCTTCACGTTCCGGACGACGTCGACGGGCGGCTCGACGCTCCTTTTCAGCCAGGCCGGGTATCAGACCTCCTCGACGCCGTTCACCATCGCGGCCACGGGACCGGACATCACGCTGACGCCGGCCTTTCCCGCCTTTCCAACGCGTGCCCAGATGCTCGCGTCCCATGAGTCCTTCCAGGGGTCCGTCCTCCAGACGACCCAGTTCGGCCCGCTCAACTGGTGGCCCGCCGCCTGGGTCTCGCTCTCCCCCGCCGACCAAGCTGCCAGCTACGCCCAGATCAAAGCCTGGGGCGACACGGACATCACGGTCTCCGTGCTCTGGGACTACGGGGAAGCCGGACAACCCTACGGAACCGGCCAACAGGTGCCGGCCGCCGACTTTCGGACGCGGCTTCCTGCCTACCGCGCCCTCGTGGAACAGGTGGTGCAGCATGGGTTCATTCCCGTGTTCTTCCTCGACTGCGATGACGGCTATGCGATGTGCCTGGCCGAGATTCCCTCGGTCGTCCAAGCGCTGCAACCGCAGCCGACCGATCCGGTCGACCTGACGCAGTACGGCAAGTTTCGGATCTGCTACGACTCATGCATTCCCGGCTGGCAACCACCGAGCGAGATCGACGGTGTGCTGCTCGCGCTGCGCCAGAACTGCCCCCTCTGCGTGATCGGGATGGAGTTCTCGACCGGCTACCCCTTCTGGGGCGGTGACGGCGGGGGCACGGCGGACTTCCTCTCCCCAGCGGGCCAAGCGCTCGACGAACTGCTCTTCGAGGGCAACGCCTGGCCCCCGCCTGCCGCGACCCCCAGCGGTGGCGACCAATATTGGCAGGTGATCGACCGCTGGCTCGGGCCGTGCTGGGTGCGTCCACCGGACATGCCCGCCACCGATGACACGACCCCGCCCTGGTATCTTGGCGCCGGCACGCCGCGCGGCGTCTACGGCGTGCACGCCTTCGAGAACCTGACGTATCAGTGGGTCCGTGGCCAACTGCCGGCGTCGGTCGTGCCGCTCGACCTCGCGCTGTTCCGGTCCTTCTACGCGCCGGCCTCGTCGACGTGTCCGATCTATGCCGTGGACCTTCCCCAATGACGAAACTGCTCGCCCTCTTGCTCGGCGGAGCGGCCCTGCTCCTGGCGCTGTCCCTCCTGGCCCAATCGCAAGCGCCCCCCGCGCGTCCACCCATCGTGACCCTCGTGCAGCACACGGTCGATCTCCCCCAGCTCCCCGGCTCGGCCGTCGGCTTCGTGCTCCCGACGCTCCCGGTGCCCGGCGATCTCCTGCTCGCGTTCACTAGCTACTCGCATTTCGGGGCCGCTCGCGAGCTGACCGCCCCCGGTCCCGGCTGGGTCAAAGTCGCGGATCTGACGCGGCAGTTCGACGCCCTCGCGGTCTGGTGGCACCGCGTCGTGGCCGGGGATGGCGCCCAGTGGAGTTTCCCGGTGATCGGTCCGCCGGAATGGCACTCAGGGGTGCTCCTCGAACTTCGGGGCGCCTCGCCGACGATGCCGATCGCCACGTCGAGCATCCTCGGGGCGAGCACGGTCACGGCCGGCACGCCCATCTCGGCGCTCGGCCTCGGGTGTTTGCCCCTGAGCGGTGTCACGCTCGATCAAGCCTCGACCGTGGCGAGTCTCGGAATGGGCTGGACGCTCACGGCACTCGCGCAGCCGGCGTATCATCAGACGTTCGTGGCGACCCATGCGCCGACGACCACGTTGGCCCCGCTGAGCGATGGCTGGTCGTTTACGGGTGGGGGCGTCGGGGTTGATGCGCTGGTCCTGGTGTGCCCGTGAGCATCTGGCTTGCCGTGGCATTTTGTGGTGGTGGTCTCGCCGGCTGGATTGGCGGGTACTGTTACGGCTGGCTCATGGGCACCAAAGACACTGAACGGCGATGGTCCGACGCCGTGACGCGCAAAGAACACGACGATGCCTATGCGGAGGCGCAGCGAGCCTTGCTGCACCGCGTCATGAGGGGGTGATGCCCTTTGCCTGCAGCGATACCGTTGTGGAATCAGCAATGAAGGGGGCTGATGCGCGCGGGGTGTCAGCCCCCTTCAAGCGTCTCTCCGGCATCTGGCGGACCTCGCGTCGCGGCATCCCCAACCGCCCGCCGCTGACGCCGCAGCAGGTCCGCGAGATCCGCCACGCTGGCCGCGTCGCCCAGGAGCAGCACTTCCCCTGGCGCAAAGCCCGCGAAGTGCATCGCCTGCTGAACGCCTCGTGTTCCGTGGCGGTCATCCATCACGTGCTCGCGGGGCACACCTTCCGGGGGGTGCCGCTGTCTCGTCCCCGGCAGCAGGGGCGGTTCTGCAAGCCGTGACGCGCCCCTATTGCCCGCCCTTGTCCGGTCAGTGGCACCGCCGCATCCAGACCGTGCGCTCCCTCACGCCCTCCCAGGTCCGCGAAATCCGCCGCCAAGCCTGTCTCTACGTGGGCCTGAAGCCGTTCGCCGTCGCGCGCCTGGTCAAGACGCAGCTCCACCTCCGCGCCTCCATGCGGGCGATTTACGACGTGATTCGCCGCGATTCGTATGTCGAACTCTGAAGGGGAGTAGACTGGAGCCGATGGACGCCCCGACGCTCGCCCAGATCGCCCAGGGGCAAGCCGGTCTCCCGGTCACGCCAGCCCCGCCCGCGCCGGTCCCGTCCACCATCCTCGTCTGCACGCGCACGCCGACCGGCTGGTCCACGACGTACATCAACTTCAACCCGCGTTTCCAAACCGGGGCCTCGCTCTACGTCATGACCATCGCGCTGCCCGCCGCGAGTCTGCCCGTGGGCCTCAGTGCCGAGCTGCTGGCGGGGCTCGAGGTGGGGCACACCAAAGTCGTCGTCCGCCACGAAGGCGATGCGCCCACATGATCGGCCGCCGCTCATGCACCGCATGGACCACGGCCTGTCGCCGCCGGTCCCTCGCGCCGATCCCCCCGAAAGGAGACCGCCTGTGAATGCCCCCTATCACCTGATTCTCCTGGTCCTGGCCCTGGTCTGCTTCGGCTTGTCCATCTGGACGGCGGCGCCGGCGCCGGATCCGTGGTGGCGCCGGCTCATCTCCATCGGCCTCTTTGCGGCCACTCTCGCGTTTATCGTGCCGTAAGCCGTGGATCCGCTCCTGCTCATCATCATCGTGCTGGTCCTCTTCTGGGGCCTTGGCCTCGGCTACGGCGTGGGCGGGAGCGCCATCCATCTCCTGCTCGTCGTCTGCGTCATCGTGATTCTCGTGCGGCTCCTGCGCGGCCAATCCGTCTAGCGCATGGCGTATAAGGATCTTGTGCGAACTGCCATCGGGTACGGACTTACATGCGTCGATTGAAATGAGATTCCTCTGCCCTCTGGAATTGGAATACATGGATGGGCGCAACTGGAAGATCGCTGCGCCTTTTGACTATGCAGTAGGGGCGCCCAATGGAGCCACCATCGTGCATGTCCCGGTGGGTTTCGTAACGGATTTTGCCTCGATTCCACGGCTTTTTTGGAATATTCTGCCGCCAACTGGATGGTACGGCGCCGCCGCTGTCGTTCACGATTACTGTTACCGTTACGGGCGCATTGGCGCGCTGGTCATCGATCGCCTCTATGCCGATGACGTGCTGAACGAAGCGATGTGCGTGCTGCGCGCCGCCTGGGTGCTCGAGCACGGCCTCAGCAAGGCCGGCTATCCCGAGATTCCGCACGGCGAATTCCACAGCCTGCTGGAGCGCGAAATCATCTTTCTCGGGGTCCGTGCGGGCGGGTTCGTCGCCTGGAACGCCTATCGGAACGCTGAGAAGGGTGCTACACTCCCCGCACCATGAACCTGACTCAATTCTTCACCGACATCGAAGCGCTCGGCCCGGTGCTCTTGACCGCGATCAATCCCGGCCTCGGGCTGATTGCCTCGGGCGTCGTCGGCCTCGTCAAGGCGGCCGAAGTCACCGGCGCCGATGGCCCGACGAAACTCGCCAGCGTAGAAGCCGCCGCGCCGGCGCTCATCACGGACATCAACACGGGGGCGGGGAAGACGGTCGTCGACCCGACGCTTGTGACGATCATCCCGAGCGCGGTGAGCCAAGTGATTCAGGCGATCAAGCTGATTCGGACGCCGGGGGCGCTGCCGGCCGTGACGGCCGCGTTGGCGACGCCCGCGACGTCCTGAAGCAGTTACGGCTGGGCCTCCGGGGCGTCGGCGGCGGCCGGCTGCTTCTTGATGTCATCGAGGGTCGGCCCTTGGAGCACTTCCACGACGGCTTCCAGCGCCCTCACGGCTTGCGCAATCGCCGCGCTGCGTGTCGCCCCCACGCCGATACACAGCCCATCAAAGTCGCTCGCTTCGGTGTTCAACCAGACATTCCAGTCGCCGTCGAAGAAGACGTGCAACCGGTGCCCGAACACGTCAACAGCCGGATAGTTCTCGCTCGCCAAGTCGTTCGCGTCACAGATGTTCATTTGGGGCCTCCGGGGCGTCGGCGGCGGCCACCAGCGTCGGTTTCGCGTCGACAATAGGCCATGCCAAACCGAAATCCCGGCGCTTGATCTTGGCCATTCGTCCATCAGGATGGTGAAACACGACACCTTCGATGGGGTGGGCTTCCAAGAAATTGCGTAGGCCGACAAACGTCCGTTCCAAATCCTCCGCAGCTTCGTCAGGGATGATCACGCGACGGCTCGGGGGCACGACGCGAACAAGTGTATGGGCCGCATGTTGCTGTGGGTTCCCCTGAATCTTTGGGCCAACAAGTTCGTAGATACCATCGTCAGGAGGCTCAATTAGGGGGCCTACGTGGGTCGTACTGCCCGCGTCAAATGCTTCCCACGCCCATCGGTCAGACGGCTCGTCTCGATTGCAGGGGATATATGCGGCATCGTCATAGTCGCGCTCTTTTGGCTTCTGGCGCTTCAAGAGTTGTCCATGCTCGACTTTCACGTTGGTCCCATCAAGTTTCACCGTGGCGATGCCTTCGCCGTCGAGCACCCACTGACACTCTGGCTTAATCGCATCCATCACCGGATGGCCCTTGCGTGACTCATCACGTGCGAACATTGTCTGAATCTTCTGCATTTATGTGTCTCCTCATTGGTGGCGTCGGCGGCGGCAAGGGCCGCTCGCAGCTCACGAATGATTTCAGGATGCATCACGATGGTGTCGTTATTCAGTCGATAGCCGCCTTTCATCGGGACTTGCGGCACGACCGTTCGCGTCCTTTGTAGGGGCCTCCACGGGCGTGAGAACCAGCGCTCTTTCCACGAGCGACGAATCTGATAGGGCTCGCCCGCTTCGGTCAGCCAGACGCTCTCGATCACGCGCAGACCAGCGAACGTGCTCAACGGATTCATGTTCCGGCCTCATCGTCGGCGGCGGCGAGGGCCTCCACATAGACCTTCACCGCGATCAAGAGTTCGTCGCGCTGGCGCCAATCACCCAGATCAGCACGGTTCACCCATTTGTTCCATGCCCTGATGAGGACTGCACAGCGTTCTTGTAGGGTCGCCTGCGCCTGGCGGGCGGCCGCGAGTTGCGACACGAGTTCGCGGATGTGGTTCGGCACGTCCTCGAAGAAGGCGCCCCCTGGCCGTTGAAGTGCCACGGTTACGGCGGCGCGCCAGTCTTCCAGTTGTTCGAGTGAGCCCCCCGCGTGGCTGGCTTTTTCGTGCTCAGGCGCGTGCTCGGGTATTGTTTCTCTTCTGGGCTCACGCAACGCTTGTAACTCATGGCGGGCGGCCGAGAGCGCCGCTTCGTATTTCCCACAGGTATTGTGCAGGACGACGAGCTCCTGGGTCGCTTCGTCGAGTTCCTTCAGGGCACGGTCGCGCTCGGCTTCGGCCGCCGCGAGCTGCGCCTTCAATTCAGTCACGTCCGCCCCAACCAGAAGGGGAATGGCATCCGCCCAGAATTGCGGTTCGTCGTGCTGCTCGTCGTACCCGCGATGGTTGCCTGGATGGTGTCGTTCTCGATCGCAGCGCAGCTCGTCACGCACAGCGCCGCATGTTTCTCTCATTGATGGCCTGCCCTTCCCACAGCATCAGCCCATCGGCGCTCCGTGTCCTTCGTGCCGCTCAACCAGCCGAAACAGTACCCGCCAATCCATCCGACGAGGCCGCCCACGCAAAACGTGACTGTTTCCCACATGATCATTCCGTCCTTTCGGCGTAGACTCACGATCAGTTGCTCGGCACTCTGGTCGATGGCTTTCCTCACAGATGCTCCTCAACGAAGTCCTCGTCAAAGTCGTCCGTGCCTTCGTTCCACCAGCCGCCCCCCACCGCGTCCGCGGTGCCGAAGTGGCACGGGCCACAGAGGCCAGTCATCGGCACGGTAGGTGAACTGCCGCAGTTCTCACACGTCCCACGATGGTCGGGCGTGAACTTCGCGCGCGTGCGCTGGATGGTCATCGGGGTAGGCTTTTTCATTCCGTCCTCTCGGCATCGTGGACGATCGCTTCGTTATCGCTCTGCGGCGGATCGTCGCCCGAAGCGTCTCGATTGTCCACGCGCGCTTGATCCTTTTCGTTGATTGTCTTCTTGTCGGGGCGCCTGCCACGTCGCCGTGGGACAGACGAGCCGCCATTCGCCGTCGATGTTCTGCATCATGCGGTGTTCCGCCTTCAGGTGGCCGCAGCGGGCGCAGCGGGGATCGGCACTCATTCGGCGTCCACCACGTCGGCCGGCATCAATTGCCGCTCGGGCGGCATCCGCCCGCTTTCGTAAATCTTGTCAATCGTGGGGCCGATGTACTGGGCCACGGTCTGTTGATTCGGAAGCAGCACATGGGCCAGAAACTCATCCTCAAACGTGGCGATGTTGCTCTCGACCGCTTCGAGCTTGGCTTTGATGACGAGCAGCAACGCCCGCCAGCGCGTCCGCTCCTCTTGCTGCACCACCTTCTCGATGCCGCTCGCCGTCCGCTGGAGATAGCTATTCTTGATGCGCTTGTATTTCGGGTCCGCTGGATCGGGCAAGGCGATCTCGAATTTCACGATGCGCCGATGGGCCTGAAACTGCACCGTGGCCCGGTGCGCGTCGTGATCGACCCCCGCCATGAACTTGCTGCACTTGTGGCGTGAGAGCAAGCGCTCAATTTCCGCTCGGCTCTTTTCGACGGGGACGGACGTGTTTTCAGCGAAGGCCATTGTTATGCTCCAGCGGGCGGGCGCAGCGGGGATCGGTCATGCGTCGCGCTCGCGCGCCTCGCGCGCCTCGCGCGCGAAATAGTGCATTCGGCCGACGGCGATGATCCGCGCCTTCGCGGCGTCGTAGGCTGTCCAGTTCACGCGATCGGCCGTCGTCAGCGCGTTGAACAGCGCCGCGAGTTCCTCGTCCGTGAAATGCACGATCGGCATGCGCTAGACAATACACGAGCCTTCGCTTAGAATCAAGGCGCTGATGAAGAAGAACGCGCAGGCGCAAGCCGCCGGGCGGTTGGGCGGCCAAGCGAAAAGCGCCAAGAAAACGGCAGCAAATCGCAAGAAAGCCGAGACGACCTCGCGTCTGTGGAAGGCCATGAAAACAGTGCTTGCAAAACCTCACGCTTAGGACTAAGCTTCGTTCATGAGCAACCACACCACGCGCCTGCACCGCATGTCAGCTAGCCAGCTTTTGCGTCAGGGCATCGGCACCGTGCCGACTATCGTCGACGTCGTGCGTCTTCGCGTCACGCTTCGCTGCAACGAGTGTGGCCATACCTGGCGCGTGTCGCCGAACGCCAGCGACCCGCAGTGCGCCCGCTGCAACTCGGTGGATTGGGAGGTGAAGGCATGACCACCCACTACCTGCCGGCGTATACCGTTCACAAGCACCGGCTCCAGCAAGCGGCGTGCGGCCTCTTCATTTCGTCGGCGCAGCATTCCACCACGCCGACTTGCGACGCCTGCGCGGCGTGGCTCAAAGCGCTCGACGAGGACGACGAAGCGACCGCCGTCGCGCTCGAAGCCGAGTTCAGCGAATTCCGCGGGAAGCAGTCGCACGCGATGAGCGTCAACCTGCTGCTCATCGACCTCTCCAGCATCGCGCATCCGCTCTTCCATGTTAGCGCGAGCGACCCGGATCCCAATGCCACGAGCATCAAGACGGTCGAGCGCGTGCGCGCCCTTGCCAGCGGGCAGCCGCATGTCGCCATCGCGTGCGACTGCGGGCGCAGCTTTCGCAAAGACCTCAGTCCCGACTACAAAGCCAATCGCCCTGAGCATGACGCCACGCTCCAGCATCAGATCAACCTCGCCATCGACACGCTCAAAGCCGACGGCTTTCCGGTATGGGAAGCGAAAGGGTATGAGGCCGATGACATCATCGGCACGGCGGTGCGTATTGCCACCACGCCTATCGGCAATGACCAGATTCCGCTCGCCGATAGCGTGACCGTGGCGACGCAGGACAAGGATTTGATGCAGCTGATCGGGCCACACGTCACCGTCCATGCGCTCACGACCGGCACGCACTATGATGCCGACGCCGTCACCGCGAAATACGGCGTCACGCCGAATCAGATTGTGGATTTTCTCACGTTGACGGGCGACACGAGCGATAACGTCAAGGGCGCGAAAGGCATTGGCCCGAAGATCGCCGCGGGCCTGTTGCAGAAGTATGGCAACCTCGATGACCTCTACGATGCGGTCATCAACCACGGCACGCAGTTCACGCCCGCGCTGGCGACCAGTTTGCGCGAGTTCAAGGCCCGCATGGAGCTGACGCGCGAGCTGATTCGCCTGAAGACCGACGCGCCGATTCCGTTCGACGACATCTGGAAGCCGCGCGTGCCGGCCGATACCGAAGCGTTCGGCGATGACATCGACTTCGCGATGCAGAGCCTTGACGTTGGCGTGCCTGCCAGCTCGCCCCTTGCAGTCGGCGCGGGACAAACAGGCCAGACGATTACGATCACGACAACGCCAGAGCTCGACGCTCCTTCGGCGCCGCTCTCTCAACCTGGAGCCCCTCCGTCACCACGCACTGAGCCGAAAGGTGAGCACGGAGCGGTTGACGGGGCTCAGTCGGCGCCCATTCCACCGACAGGTAGCTCACCGGTAGAGCGCCACGTTGAAGCCGTGGGCGCAGCAGGTTCGACTCCTGCCCTGTCGGCCATTTCTCCTCCAGTCGACCTAGCGCCCGTGTCCTATGAGCGCCAACTGGAGCCGACCTCCCTGCGCGAGTGCGCCACCTTGGCGAGCGAGATGTTCAAGTCGCGTCTGTTCTCCGCCTACGGGACGCCCCAGGGAGTGCTCTCGACGATTCTCGCAGGGCGAGAGATGGGGCTGAGTGCGATGGCGTCGCTCAGAGGGTTTTTCATCGTGGAGGGTAAGCCGACACTGAGCGCGGATTTGATTCGCGCGCTGGTCATTCGCAGCGGAAAGGCGAAGTTCTTTCGTCCCGTCGAGCGCACAGCGGAACGCGCGACGTGGGAAACGCAGCGTGGCGATGATCCACCGTTCACGCTGAGCTACACGATCGAAGAGGCGCGGATCGCCGGCCTCATCAAGAAGGGGAGCGGCTGGGAAAAGTCGCCAGCCGACATGTTGACGGCGAGAGCCTCCGCGAAACTCGCACGCCTCATTTACAGTGACATCGTGTTCAACCTCTACGACCCGACAGAGGTAGAGAACTCGTGAATCCTACTGCTCGACGCGAACGCACAATTATTCACTTCTGGAAACAGGTGCGATTCGCCGGCATTGATCAGTGCTGGCCGTGGACCGGGACCATTCGTGACCCGTTCGGCTACGGCGGGTTTCACATGAACGGGCGCATGCAGGCATCGCATCGCGTGTCCTGGCAGCTTGCCAAGGGGCCTATACCAGATGGCCTCTGTGTGCTGCACCGCTGCGACAATCCGCCGTGTGTAAATCCTCTGCATCTATTTCTCGGAACCAAGTCCGACAACTCATTGGACCGACACAGGAAAGGCCGGACGTCGGTTGGCCATACCGTTCCGCCGGAACGCCGTCAACGGGGCGAGCGTAACGTGAATGCGATGTTGACCATTGCTGATGTGAAAGCTGTTCGTTTCGCGCATCAGCACGGCTGGTATCTTGGCGTGCTGGCGGAAATGTATGGCGTAAACCGCTCAACTATTGGGCGCGCTGTCCGCGGACAAACATGGGCGCACATATGATTGACGAGCGGGCGGTGCTGGCGATTCTGCGCGGTGCGCTGGCGGCGATCGAGCAACTGGCGGCCGCGCACCCAAACGGAGGCCCCATGAAGCCCGCGACGAGCGTCGTGAACGGCCTCCCCATCGATGACCGCGACCTCGATGGTCCCTATGGCAATCCGGTCATCAAGGCCGCAGACCCGCGCGACTGGATTGGCCCGAGCATGAAAGGGAAGACCCTGAGCGAATGCTCGCCCGAATACCTCTTCCTCCTAGCCTCGCGCCATGATTACTTCGCGGCGAAGGCCGAAGCGGAGGGCGCGGTGACGTCGAGCGGGAAGCCGAAGGCGCCCTATGAGCGGCGGGAGGCCGCGCGGTGCCGCGGCTGGGCGCAGCGGAAGCTGAACGGCTGGCGGCCGCCGGCGCCGGAGCCGAGCGCGCTGGATGACCGCATGCCGCCGCACGACGAGGTGTTCGGCACCGTCTTCGGGGACACGGACGGAGACCCGTTCTGATGGGCTCAATGATGGATATCGACGATCCGGCTACGCAGGACGCTATTCTCACGGCGACCGACGCGATATACCGTGTCGTGTCTGCGCAAATACGAATGGCATCGATCCCCGTAGCACTGGTGGCGCTGGCGCGGGTTGTAGCTACGCTTCTTGCGTCAGCCCCTCGGCATTTACGAGACGAAGTGAATAGAAAGTTTGATGAAGGGTTTGCTGTAGAGCGCCATGACCAAGCGATCAAGTGCGATCGGTTACGAGTAGATCCCAAAATTAATTCGAACTGACGCAGCGTCTGATAAGTGTTCTTCTGTAAATTTAAAAATGGTGAAACTTGGCGCCACTGGAAAGTTTCCGCGCGGGAAACTCAACGAACACGATGACGGTGGGTTGAACATCGCGTTTGTTACCGATCAGCGGAATGGTATCGTGCGAATCGAGTTCGGCAAGTCGATTACATGGCTCGGCTTGCCGGCGAAGGAGGCGCGACAAATGGCCTCATTGCTCGTGGAAATCGCCGACGAACTCGACAAGCTCCGCTCGTGACGCGCATCCACCTCGTCGACCAACAGCAGAAGACGCGCACGCTAGTGGCGAACGCCGCGCGCGCCCACCGCATCGATCAGCTCGCGCCCGACCACCGCGAGGCTGTGCTCGCCGCCGAGCGCTACCTCCGCGACGCCTCCGCCTACGGCACCGCCGCCGACGCCGTGCTCGCGCGCTGGCGCCGCGGCGCGCCGGGGCTCGCCTGGATGTCCTGGCAATGGATCAAGAGCCTCAAGTGAACACCGCGCTCGTGGAATTAAAGGGGGGGCTCATCGTGCGCGCAGACGCGCTCATCCTGGCGCTCGACCTGGAGCGACACGGGCATGCGCTCTCCGCGCGCGAGGGGCAGCTCACTGTCTCGCACGCGACATCCCTGGCGGAGGCGGACCGCGAGCAGATTCGCACGCACCGGCTGTGCCTTCTCGCCATCGCAGCGTATAACGCGCCGCAATGAACACCGCACATAAGGGACGCCGTGCCGAACATCGCGCGCGGGCCTTGCTCGAGGCCGCTGGCTTTCAGGTCTGTCGCTCGGCCGGATCGAAAGGCCCCGCTGATCTCATCGCGTGGAATACTACGTCTATTCGCTTCGTGAGCGTGAAGAGCGGCACGACCTACGCGAGCGCGCTCGAACGCGAAACGCTGGAACTCCTGCCGCGGCCCGCGAACGCCTCCGTGGAAATTTGGCGCTACCCTGATCGCGCCACGCAGCCGATTATCGAACGACTCTGATATACTGCCCACGCCGGGCGGGGCTTTGGCCGGCCCCCGTTCGACGCGCCCGCTGCTTTTCCAGCGAGCGGCCCGGCGTTCTTTCTCTTCACCTGAAAAGAGGTGTAGACATGCCCGCCCGTTTCAAACGTGTGATTGTCGCTTTCTTGTGTCGGTTGCCGCAGCGCGTGTCTGCGCCGCTGGCCCGCGGCATCGTGCGCGTCTGGCCCGGCTTCACATCGGCGTAAGTCGTGCTCACCTTCGCGGAGATTCTGTCGCATTTCGATCCAGCTAAAAAAACGGGCCGCAATTATCGGACGCGCTGCCCCGCGCATCCAGACGCGACCCCGTCGCTGGACATTGCCGAGGGCAGTGACGTGCCGCTCTTCATCTGCCGGAGTGCGGGCTGCACCACCGCCGACATCCTCCGGACGGCGGGCCTCACCTGGAACGACGTGTTGCCGCCACGGACAAATGGCACGCCGCTCGAGCAGGTCTATGACTACCGCGACGCCACGGGCGTGCTCCGGTACCAAGTCGTGCGCACGCTGTCGCCGAAAGGCTTTCGTCAACGCCAACCAGACGGCGCCGGGGGCTATTTGTGGAAGATGACCGGCGTCGAGCGCTTGCCCTATCGTCTGCCGGAGCTCGCTGGCCATGCCCGCGTGTTCCTCTGCGAGGGCGAAAAGGATGCCGATCGGCTCTGGACCCTCGGCCTGCCGGCGACGTGTAATACCGGCGGGGCGAAGAAATGGGGGGGGAGCGAATCGCTCGCCCTGAAGGCGCTTGGCGTGCAACGGGTGATTTTACTGCAAGATTTCGATGCCGACGGTGCCGCGCACGTCGCCGTGGCGGCGCAGCACTTAGCGGGCGCGGGCATCACCTCACTCACGCTCCCGCCGTTCCCGGGCCCTCCCAAAAGCGATATCAGTGATTGGCTGGATGCCGGGCATACGGTCGAGGAGCTCGACGCGCTCATCCTCGCCGTCCCGCGGCCCGTGCCAGTCGATGCGCTCGACCCGGCGTTTTTAGCGGACGGCCCGGTCGTCGCGCAGGAGGGGCAACGCATCGCGGCGGAAGGCGTGCGCTATGTCGTGGACGGCATGATTCCGGCCTACGGCACGCTCGGCCTCTTGGTCGCTTACGCCAAGGTCGGCAAAACCACTTTCGCGCAAGGGCTCGCAGCCGCCGTCGCGATGGGCCAGCCGTTCCTTGAGCGAGACACGGTCGCCGCGCGCGTCTTGCTCATTGCCGCTGAAGATCCCCCCGAATATACGGCCTACCTCGCGCGCACGCTCGTCCTCGACCCAGACCGCTTGACCTTTTACCGCGCGCCCATCCAGCTCGACGCCGACGGTCTGCGTCGTATTGTCGGGACCGTCACGGCGGGCCACTACGGGCTGGTTCTGATTGCCTCCTGGCAAGCCGTAGTGTCCACGCTCGTGAAGGACGAAAACGACAACGCCGGTGCGGTGCGCGTCGTGGAGCAGGTCAAAGCGGCAACGCGCGTCACCGGCGTCCCGTGGCTGGCGGATGCGCACGCCGGCAAAAACGAGGACCAGGCAGACGGCGCGGACCCCTCGCGGGCCATGCGAGGTGCCTCCGCGTTGGCGGCAGCTGCTGATTACGCGCTGTGGCTGCGCTATGCCAAAGGCGCGTTTGCCTCAACCCGTAAGCTGAGCGGCAAAGGGCGATTCGTGGACTTTACCGAACTGACGGTGGACTACGACCGCACGTCTGGCGCGCTCACGGTCGTCGGGGACACGCAGTCGCTCGCTGCGGAGAGCAATTGGAAGTTGATTTGTGAGACCGGCGCGCTATCCAGCACGCCGCGCAGCGCGTCGGCCATTGCCTATGCGGCGGGGCTCGTCCCGGCCGGGACAAAAGCGACGAATACGCATCGCCGGCTCGTGCGGCAGGCCTTGCGCGGCCGACCGTCCGTGGGCCAACACGATGCGGTCATCAAAGGCTGGAAAACCGTGTGTTATGTGCGCCTTGAGTCTGCCGAGGATTCGTCTAGTGAGGACCGCTAGTGACAGTTAGCATCTCTGTCACTATCTGTAACTATGACTGCGACTGGCCAAACTGGGTGTCGTGCCTATATCGCGGGGGGGAAGGTTACAGACCTTCCCCTATATAGGCACCATTGGCACGTTAGAATCATCGATATTCCCTTATGTCATATTTACTATTTTCAAATGTTATAGCCTCATCCCTGTACCTGTGGAACCATCCATGAAACGACCCATGCTACGTTCGGTACCCCTCGACTCCGTGCTCCCCCTCAAGCCTGGCACGCTGACGATCACAATGTCCGTCGGTCAATGGGATACGCTGCTCGCGATCGCATATGACACTGGGGTGGTGCTGCTCGAGCTCGACGGGGAGGAGCAACCCGTCGCCGCCTATCAGCGAGAATCCTAGCTGTTGCGCCTATACTTAGCTGTGTCGGTCCCGAAAGGTCAGCGTTACGGCGGCAAGCCCAAAGGCTATAAACATCAGAAAACGCTGGAAAAAGAGGCCGCGCGCGAGCTGACGCGCCAGATCATCACCGCGCATCTGGAGCCGATGACCCTTGCGCAAATCGCGCACGCGAAGGGGATCGCCTACATCGTCCTCCGCAATCCGGACGGCACCTTTACGCGCGCGACAAACGAGGCGCAGGTCGATGCGGCGTGCGCGGCCGGCGCCGAGGCATTCAAAATCTTCACGCAGGCGCCAAACACGCAGGCCTATACGGACCTCATGAACCGCGCGCTCGACAAACCGGCGGAACAGCTCCAGGTCAAGATGAGCGGCGCGCTCGAGCTCCAGATGGGGGATCGCTTGCGGGCGGCGCGCGCGCGCCTGGCAAAAGCGAAAGCGTGAACAATTTCGGTGCAGCCTGGCGCGTGACCGATGGGCGGGCCGCGCCCCCGTCGGCGGCGATTGATGCCGAGCTCGAAGACTTCGTCGCGCAGTTCATTGACGACCCGCTCGGCTTCGTCTTGGCGTGTTATCCCTGGGGGGAACCGGGCACGCCGCTCGAGCATGAGTCCGGCCCCGACGACAACCAGCGCGCCTTTCTCACCGACCTCGGCGCCGAAGTCCGCAGGCGCGCGTTCGACGGCCATACGCCGGTCCTGCCGATTCAGATGGCGGAAACGAGTGGCCACGACACCGGCAAGAGCGCGCAAGGTGCCTGGATCGCCGACTGGATTCTGAGCACACGGCCCGACAGCATCGGCACCGTCACTGCCGGCACCGCGACGCAGCTCGAGGTGCGCACCTGGGCGGCGATTGTCTGGTGGACGAACCTCTGCATCACCGCCCACTGGTTTGTCATTCAGTCGCGGCTCATCTACGCGAAAGCCTCGCCGAAGTCGTGGAAGGTGGTCGCGCAGACGGCCGACGCCGACAACGCGCATAGCTTCGCCGGCCAGCACGCGCGCACGTCGACGAGTTGGTATCTCTTCGATGAGGCGAGCGGCGTGCCGGACAAAATCTGGGAAGAAGCGTCAGGCGGCCTCATGGACGGCGAGCCGATGTGGTTCGCCTGGGGCCAGATGATTCGCAACACCGGGATGTTCTATCGCGTCTGCTTCGGGAACGAGGCGCCGCGGTGGAACCATCGGCGCATCGACTCGCGCACGTCGCGCTTCCCGAACAAGGCGCTGATTGCCCAGCATATCGCCGACTACGGCATTGACAGCGATTACGTGAAGGTGCGCATCCTCGGGTATCCGCCGAGCGCGAGCGAACTCCAATACATTGACAAGGCGCGGATTGATGCCGCGCGCAAGCGGAAGGCGCTGCCGATCGCGCGGGAGCCGCTGATTGCCGGCTTCGATGTCTCCGGCGGCGGCAAGGCGTGGAACGTCATTCGCTTCCGCCGCGGCCTGGACGGGAACGCGCTGCCGGCCATTCGAATTCCGGGCGAACGCGACCCGGAGCGGTCCGAGCGCGTCGGCATCTGTGCCGAACTCCTGGCCGACCGGCGCGAGGGGCATGAGCTCGCCGCGCTCTTCATCGACGCCGCGTTTGGCGCCGCGATTGCCGTGCGGCTGAAGGCGCTCGGCTATACGCACGTCTACGAGGTCAACTTCGGGGCCGGGTCGCCGGACGCGCACATGCTGAACATGCGCGCGTTCATGTATGCCAAGGCGAAGGACTGGCTCCTGTTGGGCGCGCTGCCCGATGAGGACACGATCTGCGACCAGGCGGCGCTGGCCGGCTACCACCTGAACCAGTCGGGCAAGCTCGTCATCGAGTCCAAGGCCGACATCGCCACGCGGGGGGAGGCGAGCCCGGACGACTGGGACGCCTTCTGCCTGACGTTCGCGCAGCCCGTGGCGCCGCCGCCGGTGGTCGCGGAGCCGGTCTATCGGCCGGCGAGCACGTGGGGCTAGGGAGGGCCTCACGAGGGCCTCAGAATCGAATCCTCGGCGGTTCTGAGCCCTATCGGGTGTAAGGTTACGACATGCCCAAACAGCATCCGGACGATCGGCCGTTCTACCGGACGCCGCAGCATCGCAAGATTTCGTCGTTTATTCGCCCGATCTACGTCACGAAGGACCTGACGACGCTCGACCCGCCGTGCGCCGTCTGCGGGCAGGCGAGCGGGCGCGGGCGGTATGACTGGGGCCTGAAGGCGTGGCTGTGCGCGCCGTGTGGCAAGCAGCTGACCCTCGCGGTCGGCGACGTGGTGGTGACCCATGCCGAGCAAGTCGAAAGCGCAACAACGCCTGATGGCCGCCGCTGAGCACGGGGCGACGTTCCCGATGGCCAAGAAGCTCCGCGGGTCGATGACGCACGCGCAGCTGCATGACTTCGCGGTCGGGTCGCTGGCGAAGAAGCCGGCGCATGTCAAGGCGGCGAAACCGGGGTCGCTGCTCGCGGCGTCGCAACGCGGCTTCTCGGCGTCCCATCCCAGCCGGAATCTGGGCAAGTTCCTGCACCCGAAGCGCGCATGACCGGGTCTGGCGCGCACCGCCCGCTGCAGACCTCGCCGCTGGCGACGGGCCTGCCGACGCTACTCAAAGCCGAACACGTCCTCACGCGCGCGACCTTCAAGAAGTTCTTCCGGCTGGCGGGCTGGTGCAAAGAGCAGGGGATGACCGCGTTCTGCCGCTGTGGCCTGTGCCACGACGAAGTCCAGATGCTGGCAACGCCGAGCGTGCAGCTGACCGACGGGGCCTCATCTGCGCCAGCGCTGCGCCTGGAGTGCGCGTGTAGTCGGTGGATCATCCGATGAGTCCGCTCAATCTCGGCCGGGCGCAGCCGCCGTTGACGCATGCGTGGTGCGTGTGGCTGTGGGCGTGTTGGCTCACTCATGAGAGTGGCTGGACCTAGATGGCATCGGATGCCGCGCTCCTCGAGGAGATTCGCGACCGCCATGTCATCGCCGCGCGCGAGTGGGCCGCGATTCTCGACGAGGCGCGCACCGATCGCCTCTGCGTCGCTGGCGATCCCTGGCAAGCCCTCGACCCGCATGGCAAGAAGCAGCGCACCAGCGCGAAACGGCCGTGTCTCGCCTCCGACGAACTCAACCAATACATCAACCAGGCGGTGAACGGCGTGCGGGCGAACCCGCGCGCCATTCACTTCGCGCCGACCGGCAACGGCGCGAACGATAAAGGCGCCGAGTTCTACGAGAACCACACGCGCGAAATCGAGTATCGCTCGCACGCGCAGATGGCCTATTGCACGGCGTTCGCCGATGCCGTGACGAGCTCGATTGGCTGGCTCGTGGTGCGCGCCAAGCGGGAGCACCCGCGCACGTTCAATCAGAACCTCTGGATTGAGCCGGTGGTCAATCCCGATCAAGTGCTCCCGGGGCCGAATGGCGTGTGGCCCGATGGGCGCGACCTGAAGTATCTGTTCTACCTGAATCCGTTCACGCTGGCGGAATTCAATCGCCAGTTTCCCAAGGCGACGCGGAAGAGTTTCGGCGCGGAGGCGCGCGGCCTGGCCCCCGGCTGGATTGCCCGTGATACCGGCCTGGGGCGCGATCTCATCTATGTCGCCGAATACTGGACCTTGCGCGCCGACACGCGGAAACTCATTGCCTTTCGGCCGACCGGGATGCGCGATGACGCGGCGCTCATGGCGCTCGAGGATGAATTGCCGGACGGGAAGCTGCCGGAGGGGATGGAGAACATCCGCGAAGAGGACGTGGACGATGAGCGCGTGGAGGCCTGCCTCACGAACGGCTTTGAGATTCTCGATGAGATTCCGTGGCAGGGCCGGCATCTGCCGTTCGTGTCGTGCCGCGGCAAGGCGCTCTATGTCGATGACGGCGGCGCGGGGTCGAGCCTGCGCCTCTTGAGCCTCACGCGGCTCGCGCGCGACCCCTACATGCTCTACTGCTACATGGTCTCGAGCGTGGCGGAAGCGATTGGCGGCGTCACGCGCTCGAGCTATATCGCCTATGAGGGCCAGATCGTGCATCCGGACCTGTGGGCGAAGGCGGCGCACGAGCCGGTGCCGGTGCTGACCGTGCGCGAACGCACGGAGATCACGCCCCCGACGGTCACGCTGCCGCTGCCGCAAAAGCAATCCTGGGATCCGCCGCTTGAAAACGTCGAAGCCGCGAAAGAAGGCGCGCGGCGGGCGATCCAAGCCGCGATGGGCATCTTGCCGCAGGCGACACCGATGCAGGAGCAACAAGACCAGCGCTCCGGCGTCGCGCATCAGCAGATTGAGTCGGGCTCGCAGCGTGGCGCGTTTCACTTCGTCGATAACTACGACCTGATGATCGAGCGCGTCGGCATCATCCTCGAAGAGCAAATCGAGCTGCGGCTCGATACGAAGCGCAAAGTGCCAGTGCGCGAAGCGGTGCAGGGGAAAGGCTCCGACGTCACCATCAACGATCCGAGCGACCCGGACGGCATCTTCACGAAGGGCGATTACCGCGTGACCGTGAGCACGGGGCCCGCGACCGAAAGCCAGCGGGTCGAGGCCGCCGAGTTCGTGGATGGCATGGTGGGCGCGCTGTCGATGATTGCCCAGATCGCCGGCGCGCCCGATGCCAAGAAGCTGCTGGCGAAATCGATCAAGCTGAAGAACCTCGGGCCGATTGGCGAGGAGATTGTCGACTTGCTGGATCCGCCGCCGCCGCCCGGGCCGAACGGGAAGCCGCTGCCGCCGGAAATGCAAGCGCTGATGGGCAAGCTGCAGCAGGCGCAACAGCAGATTCAGCAGTTGACGCAGCAGCAGCAGACCGAGAGCCTGAAATATCAGAGCGCCGAGAAGATCAAGACGATGGATTTGACCTTCCAGCGCGAAAAGCTCGAGCGCGACTCCGAGACGAAACTCGCGGTGGCCGAGCTGTCGGCGAAAGTCGACCGGATTGCGCTGTTCCTCGAAGAGCGCGACCGGATGGGCCTGCGGGTCCAGGGCGTGCAAGACAAGATTCACGAGGCGCGGGAAGCGGTCAAGGACCGGCTGCACGAGGTCGTGCTCGCGTCGGGCGCGCATCACAGCGACATGATCCAGCAGACGCAGGCGCACCAGCACGGCCTCGAAGCGGGCGCGGTGGCGCATCAGCAAGCGCTCGAGGCCCAACCGCCGGACGCGGGCGTGAACGGGAATGGCACGTAAGCTGCCCCCGGTCGTCTGTCCGCACTGCGGCGGCCCGCTGCATCAGCTGGGGTCGTCGAACCTCTGGGGGTGCGCGAATGGGCATGAAATCAAGATTTCCGTCGTGGCGCCGACAAAATGAAGTAAGGTAAACGCCAACGCTTTGCGCGTGTGCTAGGGTCGCTCCCGAAACCTGCCGTTGTCCAGCAGTGCACTCGCCGACAAGGACCGCACGACGGACGGCGTGATGCTCACCTCGCAGTGGATGGCGGGGGTCGAGCCACGCCGTTTGTCGTTGTGGTGCTCACTGAGGGACACGTCGCGCGAGGGACAGCGTGCGCGGAGCTGGCATGACGACGCAGCCGCAGGCGCACCCGCATCCGCATCCGCATCCGCAGACGCCGCCCTCGTCGGCGCCGGCGCCGTCCGTCGATCCCGCCGGCAAAGTGCCGCCGGCCCCTGCGCCTCCCCCTGACCCGGCCCCCACGCCGGCGACGGAATCGCCCATTCAGAAGACGCACCACCCGCACGGCCAATGAGCGAGCCTGCTGCGGCCGTCGCGACGCCCCCGGCCCCTGCGCCGGCTGCGGTGAGTCCCGAGACGATTCCCGCCAGCACGGCGGCCATCCTCTCGCACGACACGGCCAGTTACCGGGAAGCGCGCCGCTTTGAGAAGCTGGGCAAGCCGCTCGCCGCGGTGCCTGCGCCGGTCGAGAAAGCGGAGAAAACGCCTACCGAGACACCGCCCGCCGCCGACAGCGCCACGCCCGCTGCCCGTCAGGTCTCCCGTCGCCAGCAAGCCCTCAACGACGCCGCCCAGAAAGCCGCGGACAGCGCGACCGCCGCGCTCCGCGAAGAGAACGCCCGCCTCAAAGCGCAGCTCGAATCGCGTCCGGCCCCGCCGGCACCCGCGCCAGCCCCCGAGACGCCCACGCCCGCGGCACCCGCGCCGCCCGATTGGAAAGCCGACGCCAAACGCTATGCGGCGATGCCCGACTACCCGAAGATCGCCGACTTCGACACGCTCGAAGAGCACGCGGCCGCCGTGCAGCTCTTCATGGGCGAGCAGCGGGCGACAGAGCAGCGCCAGCGTGGCGCGCTCGACGCCACGCGCGCCGCCCGCGGCCAGCAACTGAAAGGCTTTGTCGACCAGCTGACGGCGGCCAAAGCGGCTGACCCGACGTTTCTCGACAGCCTCGACCCCGTCGTCAAAACGCAGTTGAAACCCTTCGATGCCTTGAAGCGGCACGCGGACGGCACCTACGCCGAACCCGCGGGGCCGATCAACGTCATCGGCGAACTCGTCTACCTCTCGCCGCAAGCGCCGAAGATGCTCCAGTATTTCTCGACGCACATGGATGACCTGACGCGCCTGTGTACGTTGCCGGCGCATCTGGCGACCCTGCCGGACACGCCCGTGCGCACCAACGCGCATATCACGTGGATGACGCAGGAATACGGGAAGCTCGAAGCGAAAGTCGAAGGGGCGACCGCGGCACCCGCGCCGCCGCCCGCCGTGCCGAAAACCCTGACTTCTGCCCCCGCGCCGCCCAAGACGCTCGGATCGCGTCCGACGGAAGCCGCGGACCCGAAAGCGGCAGCCATTCGCAACCACGATACCAGCGCCTACCGCGCGATCCGCTTGGCGGAAAAACGCGCGCAGATGGGCCGTTAGCAGGTTCCCTATGTTCCACTTCAAACAGCGACCGACCTGGCGCCTGGGGATTTCTGCCCTGGCCGCCGTGCTGTCGGCGCTGGTCGTGCGGCACTTTGCGGCGGCCGAGACCGCGGTGTTCTGCGCCGTCAACAGCTTCGAAATCGTCGATTGGATGATGCAGGAATCGCTCGACCTGCTCATCAACAAGCTCGCCGTCGCGGCGATCATGAACACCGAAGTCCAGAAGGAATTCGAGCATGACTTCGCCCCCGGCGAAACCGTGCGCGTCAAATTCCCGCAGGAATACCTGATTCGGGATGGGTTGGCCTACACCGAGCAGGGCATCAACCGCCGCAACACGACCGTCAGCTGTAACCAGATTTTCGGCGTGGATTTCGGCTGGGACTCCTTCGAAAAAGCCGTGAAGATGGAACGCGGCGAAGCGCTCCTCCGACGGGAATATCTGGAGCCGGCGGTCGCGCAGATGGCGCAGGAAATCGAGAGCCGCGCCTGCAATTTCATGCGGCTCAATACCAGCAACGTGGTCGGCATTCTCGGCACGAATCCGGCGACGTTCGATGTCGCCTCCGCGGCCGCGCGCGAGCGGCTCATCGAGCTCGGCATGCCCGCGGGCAAAGACCGCGCGATGTTTGTGCCGCCGGCCGTCATGCGGGCCTTGAAGGCGTCGGCGATTTCCTACTTCAACCCGGTCACGGACATCAGCAAGCAGTTCCGCGAGGGCATTGTCGGATCGGGCGATGGGTTCGATTGGTATGAGTCGGTCTCGCTCTACCAGCACACCGCGGGCACCTGGGCAGCGGCCGTGACGGTCGCCACGAGCTCGAATCAAGGCGACACCACGCTGGCGGTGACCTGCACGACCGGCGACACGTTCAACCAAGGCGACAAATTCTCGATTGCGGCCGTGAATCCGACCAACCCGCGCACGCGGCGAAAGGTCGGGCCGAACAATCGGCAATTCGTCGTCTTGCAGGCGACCGTGGGCGCGGCGGGGGCGGCGACGCTCTCGATTTCGCCCGCGCTCTATGGGCCGGGGTCGCAGTATCAGAACGTGGACGCGCTCCCGCTTGCAGGCGCGGCGCTCACGCTCTTCCCGGGCACCACGTCGCCAAACGGGCTCATCGGCACGGTCGGACTCGCCGCGCATACCGATGCGTTTGCCTTGGTCGGGGTCGAGTTCGAGAATCCCAAGAAGGGGTCGGTCGAAATCTCCGAGCAGCTCAAGGATGACGAAACGGGCATCCCGCTCGCGTTCGTGCGGGCCTTTGACCCGATCGGGCGCCGGTGGATCAATCGGTGGGACACCTGCATCGGCTTCGGGTCGCTCTGGAGCGACAACCTGGCCGTTGCGGTGCTGAGTTCCTAACCATGCGACGCACCCTTCGCCTCATGCTCCTGAGCCTCCTGGCGATGACGGTCAGCGCCAGGGCGCAAACGACGCTGTCGTCCACGACGCTGGCGGCCGCCCTGGGCGACACGTCGAGCACGAATATCACGCTGACGGCGACGACCGGCTTCACGGCCACCACCACCGCGCAGCAGACGTATGTGCTCATCGATCGCGAGATTCTGACCCTGCGCACGGTGAATACCACGACGAAAGTGGCCGCCGTCAGTCGAGGGCAGCAAGCGAGTCGGGCGGCGTCGCATATCTCCGGCGCGACGGTGTGGTTTGCCCCGCAGGGCGCCTTCTTCACCTACATCCCGTCTGGGCAATGCACGCGCACGACGCTGGCCTATGTGCCGACGATCGTGGGTGGCCTGATTGGCCTCGCGGGCTCCGATGTCGGGGGCCTCTGGGATTGTCTCGGCGTCGGCACGTCGGGGCAGTGGACGCAAACGGCGCCGTCCGTGGGCGTGCAAACGATCGGCAGCGTCGTCGCGTCGGCGACCTCGATTACGCCGACCGGCACCTATTTCCAGGTCAGCGGCACGACGGCGGTCAACACGATTGTCGTGCCGGCTGGGTGGTTGTCGGGCAATTGCTTGGCGCTCGAACCGACGGGGGTGTTCACGACGGGCACGAGCGGCAACATCAATGTCGCGTCGACGGCCGTCGTCGGAAAAATCCTCTATGAATGCTGGAATGGCGTGTCCGGCAAATGGAATGGGTCGTACTGATGCCGTCCATCATCCCGAACAAAACGAGCCTGACGAGCGGGGTCGCCACGAGTGATACGTTCATTTACCTCGCCAGCGTGGCCAACATCAACATCGGCGATCTCCTCCTGATTGACCAGGAAGTGCTGCCGACGCGCGCCTACCCCAAGGTCTCGATCCTCACGGGGAATCTGCCGGGCGTGTTCGTGACGCGCACCGGGCGTGCGGCGACGCACGGCGTCGGGGCGACCGTCTATACGGGGCCGTCCTCGTTCTTTCAGACCGTGGATCCGGTCGGCGTACCGCCGCCGGGCTCGCAGCCGTATTGGATCAACGTCAAAACCGGCGTCATTTGGGTCGCGCAGGGCGACGAGGCGGGGCCGGGTGCGTTGAATCGCTGGTGGCAACCGCAATCGAACATTTGGGCGCCGACATCGGCCGTGAGCCGCGACGATCTCAGCCAGCGCGCGCCAATCATCACGCCGGTGTAACGCAGTTTTTGTGAGGAGTTGGATCCATGTCTGTCAATCGCATCATTCCCTCGGCGCCGATTGCGGCCGATGGCACGCAGGCGGTGCTCCCCTCGCGCACCGGGATGTATGGGGAAGCCGCGACCTACGGCTTCGGCGCCGACAACGCCGCGTTCGCGGATGAAGGCTCCGGCTATGTGGTGATGAACGCCACGACCGGCACGGGCCTCACCGGCAATGCGGCGCCGATCGGGGCCACCTCGCTCTTGCCGTTCCTGCACGTGTTCAACAACGGCAGCTTGACGATCATTCCGCGGTTCGCGTGGGTGCGCGTGGCGACGGCGCCGAGCGCGGGCGCGACCACCACCGAATTCCTCTGCTGGTCCGACCAGGGCAGCGGCGCGAGCACCTGGACCAGCGGCGGCACGGCGATCACGCAGGTCAATACCAATGGCGGCGTCTCGGGGATCGGCGGCGGCATCTGGCATGCGGGCGCGCTCGTCATCACGGGCGTGTTGCCGCGCAAGCTCTGGCATGTGCAGGCGCGGTCGGTCATCAGCGTGGTACAGGACAGCTACTTCATCACGTTCGGCGGCACGGTGCCGGGACTCCCGGCGGGCGTGGCGACGAGCGGCACGACCATCATGGCGGGGCATATCGCGATGCCGGCGATGGCGTGCCCCTCGAAAACGAACTGGTCGCTCTCGATCGATGGGCTCGCGCAGTCCGGCGCGGGTGCCTACGAGTTCTCGCTGTTCTACACCGAACGGTAGGCGTTTTCAAAGACGTGACGCAGGCCGAGTGGATCGCCGTGGTCCTCTCGGCCACGCCGCAGGAGTCGTTGATGGCGAGATTTCGGGAATCGCAGCCGGCGCCTGAGCAGAAAGCCGGCTATCACACGACCGAAGCGCCGCCGACTGCGCCCGCTGAGCCGGTGCCGTATCCGCATCAGCTCCCGCGGTTGCTGCACAAGCCGGGCGTGCCGCAGAAGCGCGTCGATACGCCGGAGCAATGTGAGGCGGCCTTCGCGGACGGCTGGACGCTGCTGCCGCCCAAGACCCCGGCATAATGGCCACCGAGATCGTGCCCTTCGTGGCGGTGCCGGTGGGCTGGATGCCCTGCGTGGCGTGTCGCGACTTCAAGGCGCAGCCCGGGCGCATGTGGCTCGGCTACTCGCGCGGCGGAGACGATTTGACCATCGAGTGTCCCGTCTGTCAGGGCACCGCGCAGGTCGAACGCTTCCGCCATTTCGATGTGCGCACCGGGCAGGAAATTGACTACGAAAACCCCGCGCACCACTTTGTCTATTTGGGGCGCCGCACACAGGCCACACAAGGAGTCTAGCGATGGCGCGTGAATATTCGGTGAATGCGCAGTCGATTACCGTCACCTCGGGCGCCACGGCGCAACTCGTCTTCTTGAATCCGTCGGCGGGCGGCGCGGGCGTGCCGGGCTTCGAAATCCTGCGCTGCTGGGTCAGTCAAAACGCGAACGCCACCTCGGCGCAGCAAGGCGTGCGGCTGGGCACGAAGGTCACCGCGTTTCCGACGCTCACCTCGAACACGCCGTCGAAGCTCAAGTTGGGGGATCCGACCGCGAACCTCGCCGGGAATACCACCGGGGCGGCGGGCACGTGTGGCATCAACAGTTCGGCGTCGGGGGCGGGTACCGAAATCGGCATCTATCCGGACAACTTCAACGTGTTGAACGGCTGGTTGTGGGTCGCCACGCCGCCGGAAACCATCGTGTTCATGCCGGGGGGCACGTCCGGCTTCTTCCATCAATTCGTCGGCGCCCCGGGCACCCTGACCGGCTGGGCGTTCGGCGTCATCTACCGCGAGATCGGCTAAGGGGGTCGAGGGCGGTGCCCTCTACCTACTATCTGCGTCGGCCGGTGTCGCCCCCCCTGCCGGTGGCGGTCGCGCCCGTGCTGCTGCCGGGATCGGTGACGGTGGAGGTCGGATCGCCGTTGCAGACGATCCAGGGCTGGGGCGCGGCGGATGTGTTCCTCTCCGCGATTCCCTCGGCCTATCTGGATCTGTTCTTCAGCCCCACGCTCGGCATCGGGCTCACCTTCCTGCGGACGGGCATCGCGCCGGATGGGACCGTCTACGGCAACTACGCGAACTCGGTGGGGGCGGCGGCACGGGGGGCGCAAATCTGGGCGGCGCCCTGGACCGCCCCCGCCTCCTACAAAAGCAACGACAGTTACACCAACGGGGGGAGCCTGCTCGTCGCGGACTACAGTGCGTGGGCGAGCACCATGGCGGGGTTTGCCTCGGCGTTTCCGGGGAACACGGGCGGCCTGAATCTCTACGCGGTGTCGGTCCAGAACGAGCCAGATCAGTCCCCTGGCTACGTGTCGATGACCTATACGGCGGCGCAGATGACCGCGTTCATCGATGTGTTGGGGCCGGCGCTTGCGGCGGTCTCACCCACGCCCCTCCTGATGATGCCCGAGATGTCCGCGTGGGGTGGGGTCTCGGCCTACACCGCCGCGGTCGCGGCTGACAGCACGGCGAAGTCCTATACGGCGATCGTGGCCGCGCACCAGTACAGCGGCTACGCGGCCCCGGACGGGAACCTCCCTTCCCTGCCGATCTGGCAGACCGAGATGTCATACTTCTCGGGGTTCGACGCCTCGATGAACGTCGCGATCACGATGGCGGAGGACATCTACAACGCGCTCGTGACCGGGGGCGTCTCCGCGTGGCACTACTGGTGGCTGGTGGGCGTCAACAACGACAACGAGGGGCTCATCGGGTACAGCGGCGATCCGAACGGCAACGATCCGATCACGGCCCCCACGATCACCAAGCGCCTCTATGCGCTGGGCAATTACTCAAAGTTTGTTCGTCCCGGCTATCTGCTGCTCACGATCACGGGATCCGTGAGCGGGTGTTATCCGACCGCCTTCAAAGCGGCCGCTGGGAATGCCTTTGCCATCGTCGTAATCAACACGAACAATGCGCTGGAGAGTTTCTATATTGCGATTCCTGGGATGGCCGGGACCGCTGTCGTCCCGTGGATCACGGACCCGAGTAACAACCTCGTCGCGCAGGCATCCGTGCCGATCGTGAGTGGACGCTTTCTGGCCTCGCTCACCGCCATGAGTGTGACGACCTTCGTCGGGACGGGCCTCTAAGATGGCCACCGTCACCTTTTGCGAACCGGGGACGGACGCGACGCAGGATACGTCCTTCTGGACGAGTAACACAGGCGCTCAGAACGAAGGCACCATCGCCTCGGACACGACGCATGCGCATACGGGGCTCCGCTCGATCAAGTCCACGGTCACCGCCGCCGATGGGAATGAGGAAGCCTATGTCGCTTCGCCGGACGGCGTCTGCGCCGATGCGGGCACCCGGATCTCCCTCTGGGTCTATCTCAGTGCGATTCCCGCCGCGACCTCCTTCATCTTCGGGATCGAAACGGCTGGGGACGGCTCCGCCATTGCGGGGGTCGGCGTCAATAGCACCGGCACCCTCTCGCTGGGCAACGGCGTGGGGTCGCCGGTCAATGGGTCCACCGTCTTGTCCTCCGGGCAGTGGTATCGCCTGACCTACTCCTACGTGATCACCACCGCGAACAGTTACACCTTCAAACTGTTCATCAACGGCGTGCTGGAAGCCACGATGACGGGCGCCAATGGAGGCACGAACTCCGGCACGCTGGCCCATACCGGATCGAGCGATCTGTTCATCGGCCTGATCGTGTCGATCTTTGCCACGAACGGCGCAATCCTCACGGTCTGGTACGACGACATCTATGTGGACAACGGCTCGACGTTGGATGATCCGGGCAACATCAGCGTCACGGCCAAGCGGGCGTTCGCGAATGGCACGACGAACGGCTTCTCGACCAACGGTTCGGCCTCCGGCTATGGCAGCGGCAACGCCCAGTATGTGAATGGAAACTATCCGCTCGGGACTGACACGACCACCTACAACTCGGTCGTGGTGGTCGCGTCCGCCATCACGGAGGAATACACCATCGAGGGCCTGTCGGTCGGAGACGTGAACCTGACGGGTGCAACGATCAAAGGGGTCCAAGGCTGGATCTACGCGTCCTCGACCTTGACCGAGTCGGACAAGATCGTCGTGGACGGGACGCAAACGACCATCTCGGTCACATCGACCAAGAGCCTGTTCACACAGAACTCCGCAACACCGACGACCTACCCGGCTGGCAGTGGCACTGACATCGGGATGGTCACGAACGCCACCGCGGCGACCGCGAAGCTCTTTGGGGCCGGCGTCCTCGTCGCCTACATCCCCGCCGTGGTCGCGTCCACACAGGTGCCCTATCAACCGCAATATTTCATGGGACCGGCGCAGGGCTACTAGATGAGTCTGTTCCAGACCCCGCCGCCGCCCCAGCCGACGCAAGGCGCGTTCAGCAGCACGCCGCCGTGGCCCCCGGCGCCCATTGGCACGCAAGGGACGGCGCCTCCGCTCCGACAAGTCGGGGGCGTCCTGGCCATGTGTGCGGTGCTCGCGTCGTGGCCGGCCGATCTCGAGCCCGTCCTCCAGCGCCCAAACAATACGCATCAGCAGATCGCGCCCCTGACGCTCCCCTCGGGCAGCCAGCCGCGCCCCGTGGCGTTCGTGTCCGCGCCGAATCTCTCGACCATTGTGGCGGCGTGGCCGCTGGACTATCCGCCGCGGCAAGCCTCCCCGCTGTCGGCCGTCACGATTCCGCCGCCGCCCATCCCGATTATTCAGCCGTATAACCCCTTCCGGTATGACGTGCTCGCGTCGACGCTCGACACCTATGAGGTCGAGGTCGTGCCGACGGCCGTCGTGGCGCAATCGAGCACGGGCCAGCCGCCCGGCCAGAATCCCTTCGGCGCGGTGACGCTGGGAATCGTGCTGCAAGCGTGGACGCCGGACGCGCCGCTGATCTGGCGGGTGGCCTCGAATGCCGTAGCGAGCGTGCCGGGCGCCAGCGCGCCGGCGCCTTCGTCCTTCCTCTCGGCCTCGATGCTGGGGCAGATCGTCGCGGCCTGGGGCGCTGAGGTTGGACCCCTGGAACCCGGCCCGGCGCTGCTCGCGCCGCACGTCGCGCCGCTCACGCTGACCTATGGCTCGGGTCCGCCGCTCCGGGCCTTCCTGGCCCCGGCGCTGCTGACGCAAATCGTCAGTGCGTGGCCGGCCGACACCGGGCCGCTCGCGCCGTGGCCGCTGGACACGACGCCCCACATTGCGCCGCAGACCTTGCCCACCGGGACGCCGCCCCCGACGGCTGCGTTCCTCTCGCCGACGCAGCTGCGGCAGATCGTCGAGACCTGGCAGGTGGACTGGGCGGCGCAAGCGGCGCCCCGGAATGCCTGGATCAATGCGGCGCCGAACCTGACCGTCATTCCCTACGCGCCGCTCCCGAAGCATCTCTGGACGGCCCAGGAGCCGCCCTGGCAGGCGCCGCCGCGGCCCGTCATGGAGGCGCCGCTGACGCTGTCCTACGGCATGCCGCCCGTGTCGCGCGCGGCGCTGGCGGTGACGACGCTGACGCAGATTGTGTCCGCGTGGTCGGTCGATTGGCCTGCGCAGACCTTCGCGAAGAATGCGGCCGTCAATCCGCCGCCCAGCTTCGTGGTGATACCCTATAGGCGGCTGCACCCGGCCATTCTGCTGGCCAATGAAGTCGTGTGGTGGGCGCCGCCCCGCCCCGTGACGGTCTATGCCGCGACCCTCAAGCGCTTGTTTCAGCCGCAATGGGCGCTCGGCAGTAACGTCATTGCGGGCCCGATTGCCCCGCAACCGGAAACGCATTGAGGCCCGCCCCATGTTTGCCAAACTCGAAGTGATTCTCGAAGACGATGGCCAGATTCGCGTGACCTGGTCCCGCTGGGATCTCGTGCTGTGCTATGGGATGCTCGAACTCGCCAGGACCGCCATCACGGACCATGCAAAGGCCTTGCAGCCGCGGATCGCGTCGCCGACGCCAGCCGATGTGCTGCAGCTCCGATCGCGAAACGGGACGTAACCGCCCATGATTCTCGGGCTCGCCGGACAAACAGCC